GGCTGAGACTGCATCATTCGACGCTAGCTTGAACACTCAGGAGGATGTCTGGCTGCAGTACGTTACTCGACGCCTTCACAGAACTATAAATTCTGTAAGGTATTCAGCCGAGATCAGGAGTGTAAATGAGAACCCTGTGCAGGCAGATATGAATCTCTTCGGCGTTAGCTGGGGAGATATCATACCTACTGCTTGGGAACTTATTCCATACTCCTTCCTGCTTGATTATTTCTCCAATATTGGAGATATACTCAATGCCTGGTCTGTTCGGAAAGTTGATATTGCATGGTGTAACCGAAGTGAGCAACTCAGAGGGATTAGAACCCTCTCTGAGCTTCGCATCAATAAGGTTTACACCCAAAGTGCAGTATCTTCCTTTTCGTCCTGGCTAAGCGCATATATAGCTACGAGCCACTTCAGGTCTGTCAGAGAGACTATTACGCGTGGGGCCAATACTCCTGCATATCCTTCCTTTCGGTTGGAGATGCCGGGTCTTGGCACAAAGTGGATTAATATGTCCGCTTTGCTTGCTGCGCGTAATAGAACTCGAAGACAGTTATTTAATTAACATCTCTCCTTATTGGAGTACAAATGTCAATTTCCCTTACATCCCCTGTTACGGGGTCGGCCCAGACGGGCTTCACGTCTCCGACGTACACCCACGTTGTGGATGTGGCTCCGGATGTGAATGGTAAACAGTATGCTGTTACCGCTCTTGGCGGTACGCAAGCTGGTGTCACCACTCACTCCGTCTCTGCCCCTTTCACCGTATCGTTTTGGAAGCCAAAGGTCAATAAGATCCTTGGCAACCCAAATCCGGTTACTGGTGTTATTGGCAGTGTTGGGCGCAATGTGTATAAGGTAATCATCCGTAAGGGTGTGTTACCTTTGGCTGGTCAACCGTACCAGACCATGATGGCATCTCTTTCTATAGAGGTCCCAGCTGGTGCTGATACTGCTGATGCGCCAAACATTCGCGCTGCACTCTCCCTTCTCATCGGATCCCTGTCTCAGGTATCCGCTGGGCTTGGTGATACGGTTGTCTCGGGCGTGTTCTAGACTTATGTCTATAACACCTACCCAAGCCACCCGTGTTGCCAAGTGGTTACAGGTCTTATTGATTATTCTGCAAGCCTTAGGTTCGGCCATCAAGGTCGTTCCTTTGTCACTACAGAAGGTCTTTAAGTCTGTAAAGCGAAGATGATTCGCTGAGTGCAACAGTTGTCTGTCCAAAGCCCTACTAGGAGACACGATGAGACCTATAAGCTCTCATGCTCTTTACCTAGACCTCCTTCAAGACCTCGGGCTTACCTACGATCAAGATTTTTCAATCTTGCCGTGGGATAGCTCGTCTATTGCAGCCCGCAAGTCATTGGCTAAGTCATTTTTGAAGAAATTCAAAGATGACGCTAACCTTGAAGCTTGTAATAAGGCTGCTCTAGATAAGTTCACATCCGTAAATTCTCGGTGTGCAACTTGGCAATTGGAATGCGAGTCACTGCTAGATGAATTGCTCATTGGTACCCTAAAGAAGTACCTTCATGAGTTTTTTCATATTAGTAAGTGGCAGATGCCACTGGTACATTCTCTGTCCACTATCTTAGATAGTGCCAGAAATGGTCCCGGCGCATCTGTCGGCTCAGAGTCTACCGACTTTTATACAAAGTTGTTCGACTCTAAGTTGGCTTGCACTTCAACTGGTCTTCATCGCGCGTACGCGAACTACATTAGGATGTACCCTCTTTGGAGTGAGGCCGAGGAAACTCGGCGTAGCTCGTTGGGGGACCCGGTTGTAGTAGGCGGTAACCGTTTAGACTTCGTCCCGAAAGATGCGACGATTTCACGTTCTATTTGTATCGAACCTACGTTGAATATGTTTTATCAACTAGGCCTGGGAAAGATTATCCAAAGGAGACTGAAGAATTTCTTCGGTATCGATTTGGAATTCCAACCTGATATAAATAGGGCGTTAGCTCTAACCGGCTCACTCACTGGAGATCTTGTCACTATTGACTTGTCTTCAGCTAGTGATTCTATGTCGTTACGGATGGTTCGCAGCCTCTTCCCTGCTGATTTTGTTCAGTGGGTGGAGTTACTACGATCACCTGTTTCGACATATAAGTCTGAGCTGATCGAACTAAACATGCTTTCTACTATGGGAAACGGTTTTACGTTCCCGTTGCAGACTGCTTTGTTTAGTTGCATCGTTGCGGCTGCCTATGAGGTTGACTCTAAGCGACGTGTGGATTATCCACACGGTCTTAGTTTCTTGTCTCTTAAGCACCTTCCTAACTGGTCAGTGTTCGGAGATGATATTATCTGTTCCCAACGTGTGTTGGGTAAGGTTTTACGTCTCCTTAAGCTAACCGGTTTTGAAGTTAACCGCTCTAAGACCTTCTTTGAGGGTCTTTTTCGGGAGTCCTGTGGTCATGACTACTTTCGTGGTCATGATGTCAGGGGGGTCTATTGTACGACCCTCCTGTTACCTCAGGAGCGCTATACACTGATAAATCTGCTCAACAAATGGAGTTCTTGGCAGGGTATTCCCCTACCAAACACCATTCGTCGTCTCCTAAAGAGTGTTCCACGGATAGTGGTACCTCCTTGGGAAAACGCAGATTGTGGCATATGGTTGCCCGAAAGGCTCTTACCGTACTATAAGCATAAACTCCGCGTTGATCGTAACAAAAGCCTATTGTATAGGCGTTACGTTCCTCGTCAAGTTTTTATGCGAATAGATGACGATAAGATCCATGTGCCTCGCCATAAAAAAGCTCGCAGGTATAATCCTGCTGGCCTATATATGGCGTTCCTCAGTGGAAGCATCACAAACGGCAAAATCCTTACCAGGGCTGGTAAGGTCCGTTATGTGACGAAGTGGGCGGTAGCTCCAAATTGGAGCTATCACCCGACGGTAAGGAACCCGTTTAAAGGTTCCTTTGGAGGACCGGGGTTGGAAACCCCGGAGCTAATCAATCTGATTAGCGCCTGGTAAGGTAATACTTACCTGGAGGAATGCTAGCC